TCATGATGGTAATGCAAGATGTCAAAATTATTTGTTTGATATTTTTCATGCTCTCTCACAACAAACCAACAAAGATTTCAACGTCTGGATATCAGATCATAGCAAATCTAATAAGGTTCTACAAGCATGCCAAGAGTATGCAGATCTGTTCGAGATCAACTACATTAAGAATACAAATAAGTATGGCAACATTTCTGCTAATACTAACCATGCATTACAGCATGGGAATGGGGATATCCTAAAGGTATTATTCTCTGACGATTTTATTCTTACAAATAATCTTGTAGCAGAACTAGACAAAGTATTCACTGATGATGTCAAGTGGGCAGTCACAGGATATGCTCATACACTTGATGATGGTCAGACACATTACAATCCAAAGGTTCCTTTTTATAATGATAGATTATTGGAGGGTGTGAACACTTTGAGTTCACCTTCTATCCTCGCATTGAAGAGAGGAATCGACATGTATTTCGATGAAGATTTGACCATGTTGATGGACTGTGATATGTATTACAGACTCTATAAATATCATGGAGATCCAGTGATACTCAAGGATTATCACATCTCAAACAGAGAACATAAGTCTCAAACACAGAGAACTTATGAACACCTCCTACCAGAGGAGATTGAATATTTGAAACAGAAACATTCATCATGACTATAGGATTCAACCATCTAGGAAGACATGGCAGACTTGGGAATCAGATGTTCCAGTATGCAGGACTACGAGGTATCGCAGCACATAAAGGATATGACTTTGCTATCCCTCCTAGTGACTTCAATGACGAGTGGAATGACCATCAATTATTTGAGGCATTCAAACTCACCGGTCTTACAAATATAAATTCGATTCCCGGACCATACGTACAGGAAGCACATTTTCATTTTGATCAAAACTTATTTGACAATATGCCTGATGGTCATAATGTATATGGATACCTACAGAGTACAAAATGGTTTGAGCATATAGAAGAGGATATAAGAAAGGATTTTGAGTTCAAGAATGATATACATTTACCCTGTAAAGAGATGATGAATACATTGAAAGATCCTATTGCATTGCATGTTCGTAGAGGTGACTATATACAGAACTGTGATAACCATCCACCCTGCCCCAAAGAATATTATGACGCTGCATTGTCAAAGTTTGATAACAATCGTACAGTGGTTGTTTTTTCTGATGATCCTCAATGGTGTAGCACTGAGTTCCCTGACGACAGGTTCCTTGTATCAGAAGGTGGTGACAATCTTGCAGACTTGTGTATGATGACTATGTGCTCTGATTTTATTATTGCTAATTCATCATTCTCTTGGTGGGGATCTTACCTATCACGTAATCCTGACAAGAGAATCATTGCACCAAAGAAGTGGTTTGGTACTGGGTATACTAAGAACCACAATACATCTGACTTATACTGTAAAAACTGGGAGGTATTATGACCAAATCACGACAACAAATTCTTAGAGAAAAAGAAGCACCTCAATTAGGTAAAGACTTAGAAATGAATAATGATTTTGGTAAGATGGATCTTTCTGCATGCACATACTTGATTCCATTGAGAGTTGAGAGTCCTGATAGAATGAGAAATATTATCACAACGTTGCTCTTTCTTGCAAGAAATATAAAGGCACCTATTATTGTAAAGGAGTTTGATAAAGAATCAATATATCAGTCGAGTGTTCTACCACAGATATCACAGGTATTGAATGAGGAAGAACTAAGTCTAATCACACATGTCTTTGAGCAAAGTGATGAATTTACATTTCATAGAACAAGATTGATCAATGACATGATCATGATGGCAAAGACTCCTATAGTATGCAATTATGATTGTGACATTTTACTTCCATTCGATACTCATTTCCATGCTTGTAAATTCTTAGCAGAAGGATACCTTCCACCTAATGCTCCAGAAGGAACTATACCACAACCAGTGAAGGTTGTTTATCCATATGGTTATGGACTTTTCCAATGGCAAGTATTTGCTGATGATAAAACTGTCAGTAACTTTATCAATAGCAATTTTAATTTCCATGCATTCGATGGTAAGATGAAAGAGTATGATGCTAAGTTTGGTTTCTGTCAGTTCTTCAGTAGAGAAGAGTACATCAGATTAGGAATGGAAAATGAAAACTTTATAGCATATGGTTATGAAGATGATGAGAGGTATCATAGATTCAATACATGTTCTGATGTGATTAGAATAAATGATGTTATCTACCATCTAGAGCATCAGAGAAGTCAAAACTCTTGGTTTACTAACCCACACATCGAGAACAATCGTCAAGAGTGGGAAAAATTAAAGATGATGGGTAAAAAATCCATCGAGAAATACTATCAGAATGCTGACTATGTGAAGAGGCGATTTGGACAAGAACAAAAGTAATTACAAACTTGCAGGACTTCCTCATGTCTATTGGTTGAACTTAGATAGGTATACTGATAGAAAAAAATATATGGAAGAGCATCTTCAGTACTGGGGGATCGATAGTCATACTAGAATATCTGGTCTTGATGGTAAGGAGGATGATCCATCTTCATATTTGAAGGGTAGAGTTCCAGACAACATGAACCCCGGTGAGATAGGATGTGTTCTCACACACCTCAGAGCACTCAAACATTTTGTAGAAGAGACTGACTATGATGAGGTAATCATCATGGAAGATGATATCGATCTATCTCCTGCACAACACTGGACATTTACATGGAGAGATGTAAGAAAAAAGTTACCTATTAATTTTGATACTTGTCAGTTTACCATTATAAATCCAAATGGTATACATCTAAAGTTACATCATAGATTCATCAATGATTTCTCTGCTGCATGTTATATCATCACTAGACATCATGCTACGAAGGTTCTAAAATGTCATCAACGTGGTAACTTGTGGAAGATAGATCAAAATATCAGACCACGAGCAGTATCAGAAGATTTGATACTGGATAGCGGTAAAGGTTATGCTTTACCAATACTAAATTACAGACTTGATATGGGTTCTGCTATTCATGAGGAACATATAGATATATTCCACAAGGATAGTAAGCAAGGACTCGAAGAGTTCTGGAAACTAAATGGTCAAGACATTTTACTTGATCAGATTATGGAACTAGATGAATACGTTGGACGTATTCCACCATCCGTTTACCAACAACAATTTCAAAATGAAGCAGCAACCAACACCTGAAGAAATCAAACCAGATATAGAACTTCTATCAGAAGGACCACATGAGATGGTATTCAATGATGGGATAGGAGTAATCAAAAATTATATGAGCAAGCAATGGTGCGATATATTGATCGATGCCTTTGAGATGTACAATAGTAAGAAGTTGGTCAAGAGTGTTTTGTTTGATACACATTCACTTGATACAAGTATAGATGGTGAAAAACAATTTGATAAGGGTTCTCTTGGTAGAAAGGATGAGGGATTATTTCTTGAGGTAGCAGATGGTGGTCTTGCTGCTAATACTAATATGGTTATTGGTGGTGGGTTTGATATGTATGCTAAAGAATATAAAGGAGTTATTGACAGTTCCGATCCACTATCATCATGGACTTGTAAGTTGCAGAAGACACAAGCAGGAGGAGGATATCATCAATGGCACTGTGAAGATGGTGCATTTATATACAGAGATAGAGTTCTTACATGGATGATATATTTGAATGATATTCCATATGAGAATGGTGGAGCAACAGAATTCTTACATCAAAAGTGTTCTTTCCAACCAACCACAGGAACAGCAGTGTATTGGCCAGCGACATATACACACATGCATCGTGGTGGATTTTTGACAGGAGATACACCAAAGTATATCGCTACAGGTTGGTTCCTCAGAGAACCCGGACAGGTTACAAATAGAGTTATTACAGAAAAATTAGGACAACCTTTACCAGATACTATGATAAATGGTGAACAGAGATCATAATATTTACTACCAATATCAATGCTTACGATGAAATTCCCGACCATTATTATGGTCAGGATGTCAAGTATGTGATGTTTTATGATAAACCCATAGAACAAAAAGGTCCTTGGGAATTTATTAAGTTAGATTGTAAATATGATCATCCTGTATTGAATGCATATCACACGAGATGTATGTCTCATTTATTTTTTGATGAACCTCATGTGTGGATTGATGGGTGTTATACTATGACAGAGGAGTTTGTAAAAAACTCCAAAGAATTTTTAGAAAAGAATGAAATAACTTTGATGCATCATCCTGACAAGAGAACCTTTCTAAGGGAGGTTATGAAGTTGTATACATGGGATTTTGTACCAGAGAATCGCCTTATAAAGTTTTGTAATGATCTACATGACATTGGATTTGATCCAAAGTTTATGGATCACACAATAAATTGTTGTATATGGAGAAACAATACATCAAAGGTAAAGGAGTGGAATGAGAGGTATTGGTATTGGTACGAACACTACGAATTATTTCATGGTTGTCAAATTACCAGTGCGATTGCTGAATGGGAAGTATATGGTAAATTACTACCAAGGGTTGATCTGCAGGTAGATTTATCAAAAACTACAAGAGCAAAAACATATCCACACTCATACACGTTTACAAATAATATAGACGAGATAGAATTCAGAGAGAAAGTGGCAAGAATTTTCGATCTGAATGTAGATAAGGAGTTTGATTATGAAGATCGGATTACAGATCAATTGATTGTATTCACATGCATTACAAATGCATATGATGAGTTCCCAGAAGATAGTTACTATGATGAAGATGTAAGATATGTTTGTTTCCACGATGGCACCATCGATACGAGCATCGGTCCATGGGAGTACATTCAACTAGACTTAGACATAGAAGATCCAAGAGACTTTGCATATTATGTAAAGGCACATCCACATGAATATTTTCCTAAGAACTCACACACTGTATGGATTGATGCTTGCTTCAAATTAACAAAACAATTTGTAGACAATAGTATGAAGTCCTTTCCCTTTTCAGTGCTAAGACATGGAGGGAAATTTACATATATTGATGAGGTATTAGAGGGTTATACTTGTGCTCTCTTCACTGAGTCATCCATAATAGATTTGTCTAAGGATTTATCACAGAAAAAATATAATTTCAAAAAATATTCAAGTCCTCAGTGCACAGTCGTATGGAGAAAATTGACAGATGATGTGATAAAATTTAACAAGACTTGGTATGAGTGGGGTAATCGTGGATATAATCGTGACAACATACCATTCGATGCAGCAATACAATTTACAGGTATCACTCCTAAATTTTACGATAGGAGAGATTCTTCTGGTATAGAATTTGGATATTACAATAAGGTTGGTAGAAGAAAATTGCATCCTCAACACGGTGACAAGAAACAATATCTTCGTAAAGATGAATTTCTTGGAAAACTTCATCCGATTACTGGATTGCATCCAAAACTATATGATAGGTATGATCAACACGATTTTTATATGAAAGTGTTTGGTATTATATGATAATATATTCCTG